GTTACTTGGCATAGCGCCACTCGTTTGATATCTGGCGTCAAATCCCGTGTAATCTGTCTCCGAACCATTCATATTTGTATATGTCGCAAAGTCATTCACCCACACCCCTACCTTTAGAGCCTCTATTGTTATGGACTGGTCTTTGACGAGAGAGATTGAGGTAGTGGAACGGTTCTACAGTATTTTTTCGTCGTGTTTGTTTTCGTAATATCCAAAATTAATTGTATTTTTACCGTGCAATTAATTGTAGTTCAACATGGAAGTAAAACAGAAGAAAGAAAACCCGTGTGGGGGATTATTTTTACCCCAGTCCACACCTATATATGATAATTTGCCTTTCAGTCGTTTTTTTGAGGAAAACGACAAGGAAGTAATACGGTGGGCAGAAAACGTGCTTGAAAAACTGGAAGGAAGGGGAATTTTGCCTACATTCCTAAAGAAGAAAGAGAACGAGGATTTCCGTGCCTTTTGGGGAACTATAACCCATATATTCGCTTTGATAGTGTTGTATGCAAGACAATACAAAAAGATAGACACGAATCAGATTTTGTTCGAGATGTTTATTCAGAACAGAGGTCTTGTTACTAACATGGTGGACAGCCAGGAACAGATGGAATATCTGTTTTATAACTACCTGGAAGAATACTCAAAACGTGGAAGACTTGACATTATAAGCAAGGAAGGCGAGATATTGGGAGAATTATTGCGGCTGATAAGATACAATTCGTTGGACGAATTCATTTTTGCCTTGTTGAGACCCGAAGCTACGGGGTGGGCGATGGGACACAGTTCGCCTACATGTGACCGGACGAATACGGTAATGAATGTATCAAAAGCGTATGAATATACAAAAGGAGTAGAGGATTTGAATAATTATCCTCTATTGATACCGGAAAGTATAAGCATAACGCAGGACGAAAACGGGGATAATGGAGAGATATTCAACGCTATGACATTTTTTGGCAATCAAGCCGTGGGCATAGACGGAAGGGTTGACCTGGACAAGCTTATAATCATAGACCCGAACCTATCCTACGAAATATCATTGCAAGTAAAAGTGTCGGCTACGGACAATGAAAACCTAAAGTTTGGAGTAGCTGGGTACGAGACGGTAGACGGAGAGCCGTTGTCTATGGGAATATTGGAAAACGGACAGATAACCGGAAGTTCCCTTTGGTTCCATGAAAACGAATATTTGGATATAAAGAATGACGGCATGTATTACTACATAAAAGGAATACTGCTGTCAACGAACGAGAAGTTTTTGAAAGCGCCTGCACTTAATTTCCCGTCTGGGCGTGCTTTGTCGATAATGCCGGGAATGAAGTATATCGCACCTATATTTATCCAGGAAAGAACGGTCGGAAATCACCCATATGTATATATATACGATTTTCATGTGAAACCCTTATATCTGCCGTTTTCACAAGGATATTTGGGTGAACGTGACATTATAGCCGCCTATTACAAGAACAACGCATATCAGAGACAATTTACTGTAGAGACATTCCTAAAAAACTACCTTGTTGGATATAAGAACATATTCGGCAGTGAACTGATACGTCCTTATGTAGGAGAGGAAGAATATCAGATATTGTTCAAGGTGTTTTCAAACCGGAATAAGTACATACCCAATGCGAAGATAACAGTAAACGGTGAAGAACTGATAACGGACGTTAACGGTGAGGCAAAGATAACGTTACCGCGCGGACAATGGTATTACGAGGTGGAAGCCGAAAACTTTGAAAACGTGGAAAACTCCTTATTAGTGGATAAGGATGCTGTAGAATATGTACAGTTAATGGGAGCCGCCTATGAACGGGTGGTTACGTTCTTTGTGCGCGACAAGGAGACAAAAGACTGGATGCAGAACGTGAAAGTGTCCTTTGCAGGAAAGGTGCAATATACCGGAAGCAACGGTATAGTGACATTTGAGGTATTCCCCGGTATATATGAATATGTGGCAGAATACGAGGACTATTATACGGTAAGAAGAAATGCTGAAATAGTGGATTCTACCAATATCGAAATCGAGATGGAAAAGATACCTTACTATAATGTAACTTTCCGTATAAGGGACGGTGTGGAGCCAGTATCGGGTGCATCTGTATTGGTGACGGGTGAGGGAATTCCTAACCAGACCGGAAGCTCTAATGCGCAGGGACTTGCAACCGGGTTTATATATCCGGCAGGAACGTATCATTACAAGGTCGTGAAAGAAGGATATATAACCGTGGAAAAGGATTTTACCATATACGGAAATGCGGTTATAGACATACAGTTCAATCCCATACCGAAATACAACATAAACTTTGTCGTGAGAAGCAACGGGTTGCCCGTAGCGAAAGCGGATGTTACTTTTAACGGCACAACCCTACAGACGGAAAGAAACGGGGTTGTGACATTTGTAGAGGTGGCAGGTTCTTATGCCTGGAAGGTGTCAAAGACGGAATTTAACGGGCAGGAAGGAACGGTGGAAGTCGTGGATAAGGACGTGACGGTAGAAGTTGACTTGGTGCAGATAGGCTATCTGATTGATTTTTATGTTACGGACGATAACAATACACCGCTTGACGATGCTTTGGTTACTGTAGGTACGGAATCAATAAGTACGAGTGGAGGGCAGGCGCAATTTGTCCGTATATCGGGCGGTTATAACTGGACCGTACAGAAGGAAGGATATTATACGAAACAAGGTGTTGTGACGGTGAACGGAGAGAACAAGAGAGTGGATGTACAATTAAAGCTTGTTACCTACGACATCATATTTACCGTGAGAATGAGCGGACAACCCGTTAAGAACCAGCCCGTAGTGCTTGGTGTAGGGGAGGATGAACAAACGGTCAATACGGACGCGAGCGGAAACGCAGTCTTTAACCGTGTGCCGGGCAGTTATCCGTGGAATGTGACAAAAACGGGGTATGAGCCGAGAACAGGAACGGCAGTATTGATAAACCAGCCTTTAGCCATAACAGTAGACCTTGTTAAGCAGACCGGAAAACTGACGGTAACGGTATTGGATGTGGAAACGAACGACCCTATTAGTAATGCGGTAGTGACGATAAACGGGGAAACGAGATATTCCAACAACAACGGTATCGCGGCAAGCTGGACGCTTGAACTTGGTGTGTGGGAGTGGAGCGCGTCTCACCAGGACTATAACCCGGCAAAGGGGAACGTGAACATAACGGCAGGAGACAATGCCTATACTATAAAGATGGCAGAAAAGGCATCCGTGCCGTTCAACGTGACGTTCCAGGCGACTATAGGAAGTGCGCAGGCTTCTGGGGCGACAATCGAGATTGTAGGACAAAGCGAAAAATTGACGACGAACGAATTAGGGTTGGTATCTACGCAATTGTTTTCGGGTACATACGATTATGTGGCAAAATATCCTTATTGTTATGACGTGGTGAATTCGTTTACCGTGTACAATTCGGACACCCGTGTTCCTATCAATTTTACCGTAAAGAGGGTGAATGTGAGAATACAGGTTGTCAACGGCAGCAATATAGGCATAAGTGGGGCACAGGTGACGTTTAACGGAATGACGCAATATTCCGATGGACAAGGATATACGACCTTCAATGTGGAGGCAGGAAGTTCCGGTACGGCCACGGCAAGCAAGCTTCCCCAATATAACGAGAACAGTACGTTTGTATCGGTAGGGGAATATGATACAAACGCAACGATAGTTCTTGGTGTAAATACCTATAAAGTTATTTTCGACGTGGTGGACGAGAAAGGGATATCCATAAGAGGAGTGCGTATTGTATGCGGAGGTACGGTAAAGAACACGGATGGAGCCGGGCATGCGGTATTCGGAACATACGTGCCGCCCCAGACATTAAGCTGGCAGGCGTCAAAAGCCGGATATCAGAGCCAGAACGGTTCTGTAAGCATAAGCAATAGCGACGAATATGTTAACGTCGTAATGACGCGCAACAAGTGCCAGGTTACATATAATGTGCGTACAAAGAGCGGTTCTCCTATTTCGGGCGTGACAGTGGAAGACAATATAAGTTCGGGTGTGACAAGCTCGAACGGTACCGTATCATGGATGGTTCCGTGTAACGATACCTATGCGTGGGTGGCAACAAGTCAGAATTACTTTACGGAGAGCGGAAGTTACACAGTAGGACCGGAAGAGTTCAGCAAGACGATTGACATAATAATGGAAGACGGTGCGGTATTGGAAGTAAGGGTGTCAAACGGTACGAACATAGCGCTGCCCGTACTTAACACTTCCTCTACTGGACTTAACAATTTGCGTGTGAAATGGGGAGACGGAGACCAGACATTAGGAACAAGTTCGCACACCTACAGTTCCGGAGGAACAAAGATAATATTGTTCGATTTTAATGGGATGTCTGCCAATTTATCATGGAGTGCAAATGGATTTTCAAGTTTTCAGAATTGTTTGACGAGAGTAATCAAGTGGTTTACTGAGGATGTGAGAACGTCATGGGGAAAGGGAGCTTTCCAGGATTGCAGTAGTCTTGAATCGGTTGTAAGCTGGACCACAAGTCTTATGAGCGGTTCGGCAGATTCATTCTTTTATGGATGTAGTAGTTTAAGAAGCGTTCCGGCAGGATTGTTTGATTTTATAACAAGCGGTACGTTTGTGAGCACATATCGAAATAGCGGACTGAGCGGTTCGGTGAACTTGTCAAGCGTGCTTGGAGGAAACTCGATAAGTGATTACTCCTATTGTTTCTATGGATGCAGTAATATTTCCTCTGTGAGTGGACAGTTAAGGACATTAAGTAATGGAACGTCCTTGAATTATATGTTTGACGGATGTAGCAGTATGTCAAGTATAAGTAATGATATTGGGGCGACAAATATAAAAACATGTATATACATGTTTTCCAATTGTTCTAATTTGCAGTCACCGTGCAGAATAACGTTCAAATATTTTTCGGGAGAGACAGTAAACGCATACGGTTTTTGTGATGGTTCGGGTGTATCGTCGTTACCGAGCAATCTGTTTTCCGGGACCGTGGGTGAATTGTTGTTGGGACGGGCGTTTTATGAATGTACCAATCTGTCAAGCATAAGCTCTAGTGCATTTAATTACACGACGAATGGAGGTACACAATGTATTGAAATGTTCTACGGTTGTACAAGCTTGCTGAATGTAAGTGGTGTGACAATTCCCGATATTAGAAATGCGTCCGGCATGTTCCAGAATAGCGGCTTGACTACTATAACATCATCTTTGTTTTCTGATTCTTCACAATGCAGTTCTTATACGCACTGTTTCAGTGGGTGTAAAAATTTGAGGACAGCAGGCTCGCAGGGCAGTCCTATCACACCGCCCGAACATTCGGTGACAGTGAATATCAATAGCATGTTTGAAGGGTGCAGCAATTTACAATCGGCAGAATATGCTTTCGGTGATGTAACCGAGAATAAACCTAGACCTACGGGAACTGATAATAGTTATATAGAATCGGGGGTACTGAAACATATAGACAGTTGCACGGACACATTCAGTGGTTGTTCAAATATGACATCTCAACCGAGATGGGATTGTATAGTAGCCGGAGTAAAATTGCCGTCAGCTTATATGCCTCTGTTTTATTATTTTAAGAGAATATTCCAACCATATCAATTCGGTTTCCCGGATGTTGACAGTATATCCAAAAGCGGATGTTTCAGAGGATGTACAAAGATGAATGGTTACGACCAATATATTAGTGCTTATCCAGAATGGTTCTAATTTTGTAAATAAAAATTTATTGATATATGGCACAGATAAATGTTAACAGAAACACTTTCTTAGAAAAAGAAGAAGTGATGAATATGCAGTCTTTCCTACAGAACTCTTTGCTTGGAAAGATTCTTATTGCCGGAAGCTATACTTTCGGCATAGTGACAAATAACCCTACAAAATTCAAGTCCGATTTTGAAACCGTGGACACCTTTATAGACAACAAGGCGTTTGAAGTACAGCAGGGAACACAAGGAGGAACGGTAAGGATATTGCCGGGTATGGCGGTAAACTCATTGGGACAGGTAATAAACATTGTCAATATATACGATAACTTTGCCATCCCGGCAGACAGCGTGTATTACTGGCTAAAAATCGGGTATTCGACAAAAAACTACGAAAACGGATATGTGAGTATCAACCAGAAGGGTGTAGTGACCGGAACCGTGGATTTTTCCGGCAAGGTAAGAGGACAGGCAGGGAAAACCCCGGTAGCGATAAAGTTCTTGAAAGACGACGGTTCACATCCCCTAAATAATGGCGTATATGAGATAGTCAATATAATAGACAACAAGAATATTGTATTAACGTCCGAATCCGATTTTGTTGCGGAAACAAATTTGCAAGTCGTGATACTGGGAACGGTACCTCTTGGAAAGGTATTCACGGACGCACAAATGGAAGGGCTTTACACCTATGATTGGTTTACGTTGGGGCTGACACAGGAAGTGACCTTGGAACAGCCGCCTACCAAGTCGGTAAACGAGTTTTATATAGCAAGAGTGAGAAACAACGGTGGTACGGTAACGATTGACAATACGGCAAAAAAGGAATATTGGTCTTTGGCAGGCATGCCGAAACCGAAAGAATAAGAAAGGAGGAGAAAATGAAATTATTATATACAGTAAGTTCTGGATATATGGCAGAACAGCAGAATGTTTCCTACTCGATAGGCGGTTTTGCATCTTCCACGGTGATACCTAATGATATGTTCGGCAATCTGTTTGACGAGTTGAGTGTAAATACGATAAGGAATACAAGAAACGAATACCGGGCTATAGTGCTGCACAATGATAGCCAGGAGGTGGCAAAGGGTGTAAAGATATGGTTTGAGAATCCGGAAACAAATGTGTGTTCGTTCAAGGTGGGTGCCGTGGGAATGATGGAAGGTGAAGACGGAAGCCGATATATGGGGAGTACACCTAATATATACAGTAGACCCTATACAGTCCAGTTTTACGAGGCTACGGAGGAAAACCCGGTGTCTATCGGGGATATGCAGCCGGACCAGATGATAGGCATATGGGTGGAAAGGAGTATAGACAAGGAAAAGGCTTTGGAAGAGTATAACAAAGTGGCAGAGAGGGATTTAGCTACGGAAACGAGATATAAGCCTATTCAGAAGGAAACACAAGAAATGTTAAATATGCAATTTTATTGGGAATAAGCTATTGCGTATGTCATAAACAAATATTATCTTTGTGGTGTGATTGATAAGGGAGTGTTAAGCCTCCCTTTCTTAATCGGGTTAGACATAAACAAATATTATCTCGAATATGAACAATATTGTAGAACTTAACGGATTGCAGGGTGTAAAGAGTGAAAAGGTTTACGCCTATTTTTCAACCGAACCGAAAGAGGTGCAGAATGCCCTGGAGCTTGGAATAGCATGTACCGGGGCTGATGATAACGGGGCGTACAACATTTATTTTGACGATGAAGAAAACATATGCTGTGAATACATGCAGCGTTGTGTCACGAAGGAGTTTAAAAAGGTGGAAACAATAGAAGAAGCTGTGTTGTGGATGGAGGGTTATTTTAGATGAAGACATTAATTTTTGATGTGATGCTGAACGAGCAGTATATCCATACATTTAAGTACAAATATAACCCTTTGTTTCCTATTGAGGAGGAAGAACTGAGGAAGTTTGTAGAAGAGAGATTGCCGACATTGAAAGGAAAGAAATTTAAGATTTTGTTTTAGGGTATGAATCTGAATGCTATCATAAAGAAATGGTTCTGCCGCCATGAATGGGAACTGATGTATGAGAGAAAGGTTACGGCATGGGATGAGTTAGGATGTAATAAATATATTGCCAGATATTACGTCTGCAAGAAATGCGGTAGATATAAGAAAACAAAAAGTTATTGATATGAAACAGACAGTAGAAAAGGCGTCAATAGAATATGCTGAATCGGTTATTCGTTCATTTGGAACATGTGGGGTACCGAATGGAATTTTTGACATCAAGGAAATGATTGCTAATGGTTTTAATAGTGGTACTGAATGGCAGAAGGAGAAAGCTATTGAAGCTTTGTCTTCTGTACTGGAGGACTGGGTACATGGTGGTGATGCAGACTGTATAATTGCAGAATTTGAAGAAAAATTGAAATAAAATGGATGAAAGGAAAATTCTTTTGTTTAAGAAGGGGTGTTATGATGTCGGAACACGTTTTTCTTTTGTTGTAAACAATAAGATTATTGAAACGGTTATAAGCGATGTAATGATTGATTATCATAAAAATATCAATTATGAAAAGCAATCTGTAAGGTATCATTTCTGCACTATGGACAAACATTCGTTCGATGAGTTTTCCGAAAGAGAGTTGGAAGATATGATACGCAGGGGAATTGTTTTATGTATTGAGTGATAGAAAGGAGATTGAAAATGATAAAGAAATGGTATAAAGTTTCGTGTGATTTGTGCGGAAATGGTTTAAATCACTATGCAGAATTAAAACCTACTTGCACTGATTTAAGGAGAGATGGTTTTAAAGTTAAAATCAATAACGGAAAGGTGTTTGTTTTTTGTAAAGAGTGCTATGAAAAGATAAAGAAGGAGACAAAGAAATGAAAGGAAATGTATTTGACAAAATAAGAAAAGCATCTAATAAATACATAGAGTATATGATTGCTTGTGATAATGTAGCTAAAGAAGCACAAAAGCATATAGATTGGAACAATGATGTTTCGTGTGAATATTATCCCGGTGATGGAATATGTATAATGATAGAAGAACATGTTTGTTATTCTAATACATTCTTTGACTTGGTAGAAGAATCAGAAAACGGTATGATTGACGAGAGAACTTTTATGATAAATTGTATCTGACATGGAAAGATATAGGATTGTGAAAGAAATAAGGTATAGCGGCTGTATTCCGATAGTCGTGTATTGCGTACAAGTCAGAAAAGACAAACGTATTTCATCCGAATGGGTGAATGTAAAAGGTTTTGACACCTATAGGAAAGCAAGAGAGTTGTTGTATGTTTTAAACGGTGATTGATATGGAAATAGTTCCGGATTTGACAAAAAGTAATTTATCTAAAAACCAGGTAGAATATATTCAAAAGAAACAGCATGAATATAAATTGACGGACAAGAAGAGGAGGGTTCCGGGACATATTTTATTTTCATTCAATCTGAAAACGAAAGAGATAAAGAGAGCTTCTATTACTAACGAAGTTTCAATTGGATTAAACGGGAAACCTATAATGAAAACTAAAATAGCTATTGAGCCGGATTGTTATTATGAACAAGCTTTAAATGAAAAGAATTTTAGAAAAAGATTAAAGAGGATTGGGTTAATATGAAAACAATTAAGATTTCAAATTTACAAGAAGGGGATTTGTTCATATATAAAGACGTAATGTATGAGATTGTACACAAGGACAAATGGGAAACCTATTGTAAATATGTCAATAATAAAAGTCGTTTGGGATGGTTTTCAAGCGAATATTTTTATTGTAAATTTAGTAATTATACAAAAGTAGAGATTTAGATGCTATGAGTAAATATAGATACAAGGAAGTGAAGAACTATATCCACAACGAACTAAAGTTGACTAAAGAGGATATAAAGGAAATTATGATTCCAATTGTGAAAGAGGAGGTTAAACGTATCTTCCATAATACCTACGGAAACGACGTTGATATAGAGAGGTGGGTTCGTTGTATGGTTTCCAACGAGATACAAAGACATGGTGATTACTCTATGATAAGGAATTTATGCAGGGAGATAATTAAGGAAGAAATTGCCGATAGGTTGTCTTGTGATAAAGCTAAAAAGGAGAAAGAAAGGAGTGAGAAATGAAATTAAAACATCCATTAGATTGGTATAACGAAAACACACCATCGGAAGATGAAGAATACGAAAAGGGATGTCTATCTATCGCCTTGATAGTAGTAATCATTTTCATTGCATTAACGGCTATAATTTTATCTTATGACTTATGAAATCAAAACAAGTATTATCAATAGAACAAATGAAGCACTTGCAGGAGCTTGGATTAGATACGAGTGATGCAAGTATGTACTGGAAAAGGGTATCACATGGAAGCCGTATTGATGATAAATCAAAAGGTAAATGGTTTTTGAGTTTACAGAAGGAGTTTCAGACTTGCGGGTTTATGTCGTATGAAACACTTCCTGCTTATACCTTGCAGGACATTCTGGATAAGTTACCAGAATCAGTACAGGTATATGATTTGTACATATTTAAGAAAGTGGGTTTGTGGTGGCTCAAATATGTAGACGTAACGAATAATGGAACCGTTCGTTTAGAAAAAATGCCGAGGTTGATAGATGCCGCCTATTATATGCTGTGTTGGTGTATTGGGAAAGGATATATTAAAACTAAAGAATAGTTATGGAAGCACATGTAATGAAACTTGAAAACAACTGTGTGATTGTTGACGAGGAATATTTTAACGAGATAAAGAAGCAGTCAGAATTCAACCAAGAAAGGATAAACGAGATTGCCGAGGAAAAGTTTTTGGAATACGTGAAAGATAGCGGTATTAAACTTTCCTACGAAGTGAACGGAATACCTTATATATTTCATTATGACTTGTTGAGTGAATTGAACTATGAGGAAAGAGGATATCCGGAATCCGTGTCAGAAAAGGTGAAGCATGTTATTGCAGATGATATAACCGAGGCTTTGAATGATAAGTTTAAAGGACTGAAAGACGAGGCTTTGAATTATGCGTTAAGCGAGTTTGACAAGCGGAAACACGGTTTGGAGATTACTGCAAAAATATGGAAACATTTCGCATTAATCTTTATCATTACGACTATTGTTCTAACAATTTGGCTATTTTTATTGTAAAATGATGTTAAACAACCCACATTTTACACATAAGCACTTGCGTATGTCATAACATAATCTTATCTTTGCATTGTGAGATTAAGAGATGATAAGTCAAACAAATAAAAAAGATAAGGTTATGAAAGAAAGATTTTTAGAAAAGTTCATTATGATGGAGTTTGTGAAAGGCAATTTGGATTCACAGGAACAAGTCAATGATATGGTTTTTTTGATACAGAGAAAGTTGGGTGTATCAGTAGAGAACGCAGGAGAATTTTTAAGAAACGCAATCGGTATTAACGCTTAATAGAGAATGTCATGAAAGTATATATAGCGAGAGATAAAGACGGTAGACTGTTTAAATATCCTTATTGGACTGGAATGTTAGCGACAGAAATACCGCATAAACATATGTGCGCTTATCCTTTTGACGGTAATCATTATATTCAAGGCAAAGATTATCAGCCAAAGAAAGGAGAAGAAATAGATAAAGGTTTATATCCCGAAATCACCTATGAAAATTCACCTATTTTGGTTGAGCAGAATTAACAATAGCAATTTGTTTTCTTCATATTATAGGGCTATGTTTGTATCCCTAATTTCTAAAATCTAATAAAATGGCTCAAAAGTTGTCTGCCGGATTTATGGCAGAATTATTTAAACTTGTATATATGGATTTGGGTATTACCAAGATGGTGGTAAATAATCTGACTTATCAGTTAATACCTAAAGAGTGGCCCGGTTTCAAATTCTTGCTAAAAGAGGCAACGGAAGTATTAAAAGAGAAAGATAAGGTTCCTTCTTTGGGCGTTGTATCTCAAAAATACGCTGATAGTGATTTTGTGATTGAAGCGATAGACGCTGTGCAGGCAGCCGCTAAAGTAGACAAGGAAATCATTATAGACCAGTTGGAAGCGTATATCAAAGACGTGGAATTTCAGCTACTTTCTAAAAAAGTACATGATTTGTACGAAGAAGGGAAGAAAGAAGATGCTATACGGGTAAACGCGGAAGAGAGCCAAAGAATTTTATCCCTATCATTAAGGCATGAGGCAGGCGGTTTTCAGAAAGTGTTCTCTGATTTTGACAAACGAATGAAGAGGAGACGGGAAGAGGAAGACGGGGAAATTCCGTCACGTGTAATGTTCGGACTTGATAAGATAGATGATATTTCGGAAGGTGGTGCCACGATAGAAGATACCGTATTATGGATTATGAGGTCTGGCGTAGGTAAATCAACTGCATTAAGATATCATGGAATGCAGGCAGCCTTTGATGGACACCCGGTCTTGCATATACAGTTGGAAGGAGGTGCGCGTGCGTGCCTGGAAAGATACGACCAGTTTTGGACGGGACAAAAATACGGGAATATTAGAAAGGGTGTCATAGATGATAAGCTGGCAGAAAAGCTTGATAAGGCTTTTGAAAACATAAAATCCTATTCTAAAGACATAGATGTATATTCGTTTGAAAAATTCGGGCAGGCTACAATGGTGGATGTCCGTAACGTGATTGTATCTTATTACAAGAAAAACGGTTATTATCCGCATGTATTGATATTGGATTCATTAGACCTTGTGGCAACCGGAACAAACCGTGTTGTAGACAACAACCCTACATTCAAAAAAGAAAAATTACAGACATGTGCACAACTTTTGAAAAACTTATGTGTAGAGTTTAAAATGGTGGGATTTACGGCAGCACAAGCCGGAAATGTGCCGTTGGAAATATGGGACAATTCGGACAAAGTGATAGACAGAAGCTATACGGAAGGGGACAGGACACTTGTAAAGCCGTTTTCCTTTGTGTTTACAGGGAACCGGACAAGAGAGGAGAAGAAACAGAACATAATGCGTATCTATATGGATAAGGTACGTGATTATGATACGGTAAAAGACACCTTTTCTATTGTGACGGATTACGGCAGGGGACGTTTTTGTGACAAGGCGCTGACAGCTGAATATTACGGAGGTGACAAGGGTTTCACATCTTCTACTCCTAATAAAAAGACAAGAAAGAAAAAGGATGAAGACGGTGAAAAGCAAAATGATGTTAAAACAGAGACGGTTTAGACATAAGCACTTGCGTATGTCATAACATAATAAATGATTATGGAAGAGGCAGAAAAGATATTTTGGGAGGAAGTGGATAAACTTCCGGAACACAAGAGAACGTTCGATGAAGATGTTTTTCAAACCATTATTAGGGCTATGTTACGTTTTAATGCGGAAAACATAAAGTCTATAATTGAGGAGATTAAGGATGTTCAGAGTAGATAAAAACGAAGTAATATCCGAACTGGATTTGTCGGCGTTTGGAGCAAAAGGTTTTTTGCAAAACAAGAACAAGGAATGTCCTTTTTGTAACAAAAAAGGGAAGTGGGGTATAAAATTCAACGATGCCGGGAATAACGGTGCGTTCCATTGTTTCAAATGTGGTATGAAGACCACCTTAAAAAAGTTCCTGGAGAAGATAGGAAGGAAAGACCTTATAAAGCAGGATTATGAAAACACGGTAAAAATGCAGAAATTGACCCCTCTAATAGATGACGAAGAAGAGGAAACAACAGAGGAAATCAAGGAATGCACCCTTCCTAAAAAATTGGAATATATAGATAAGGATGAATATTTGGATAAGAGGGGGTTCGTGAAAAGATATTATGAAGAATTCCGTCCGGCAGAAACAAAATTCTTTCTTGAAAGAAAGCTGCACGATAAGTTCATATTCCAGTTTACCATGAACGGCAAATTAGCCGCATGGCTGGCACGTTCAAAAAAAAGTAAGGAATGGCACGAGGAGAACCTTAAAAGGTTTAAGGAGGGTACGGAAAAGCTTGTATTGAGATATGAAAATTCACGTGACGGATTCTCCCATGTGATAGGAGGATATGACAATATAACGGACGAGACGGACACGGTTATAATCGTGGAAGGAATGTTCGACTACATATCGGTAGACACGAAGCTGCACCTTTATGAATCGCCCGATATAAAGTGCGTGTTTACATTCGGTAACAATATGGGGCTAAGCCAGATAAGGTTATTGAGGGACAAACCGGGCATAAGGAATGTGATTCTGATGTATGACCCGGACAAACCGGAAATGATTAAGACAGTATCAATGACCCTACAAAGGTACTTCAATGTGCAGATTGCCGAACTGGAAGATAAAAAGAAAGACCCTGGGGACGCAACACAGGAAGAACTCTTATGGGCGCTTGACAATATGACGGAACCGATTAATTATTATACTAAGCATTTATAGTATTGATTTTTTGCCATTTATCCTAATTTTTGTTAGATTTGAAGTCAAAAATAAGGATATGGGAAAATCGCGGAAAATCAGTCTGGAGCAGTTTGTAATTAACTTGCAATTGGAGTATTTGAGTTGTAGATTACGCTCGATAGTTTACAATCGTATAGAAAGTGTCGAGCTTGTGAAGATATATAAGGACATAGCGGAGAAGAAGAAAGCAAAAATTCTGAACTTGAAACAAAGGTTCCGTCTTGGTACGATGTTCGATAGCGACAAGGCGTTTTCTGATTTTTATTTGAAGGAATTTTTGCAGGAATACGGGTTGCCGAACTTGCAATATTCGGAGAAAACGAAAAAGTCGGTTATGTTTTGGGACAGGTTCCACCTATTGAAACCAGGCACTATAGTGATATACAAGGGAAAGGAATATAAGGTGAAAATAAACCATCCAAATGACGATAATGTGGTAATATGGGTTAATGACATACCGGAACAGATTCCTTATACCTACTTCAAAATGAGATGGTTAGAAAAAATCGATATGAAAGATTTAAAATAATGGAGATAACATTTGTTTATCTCAAAATTAAATTGTTATATTTGCAGTGTAATTAAAGAACAAAAGTATGAATTATTTCGAGTATGAAGAAAAGGCGGCTACTACAGCTTGCTATAACGAAAAAGTGGCTTTGTCCTATGTGACACTTGGCTTGTGTTCGGAGATGGGAGAAACTTACGAGAAAATCAATAACGAGGCAGAAACGGAAGAAATCTCTAAAGAAATTGGAGATATGTTTTGGTATCTTGCCATGATTCGCAAAGAGTGTAATCTTGATATTGAAGGTTGGGATTGGAAAGAAGCTTTGGCAAATGCAGAAGGTGCAGGCGTGTTTGATTTGCCCGTGGAAGTCGGAAAGATTGCGGACCAGGTTAAAAAGTGGTTGCGTGATGATTGGAAAGACGCGGAAAACAATGTATTCCCGGAAGCACGGAAGAAAGCCGTTTTGGAAGCCTGGAAGAATGCTTGGAAGGTAATAAACAGCATGATTAACCGCGTAGGGCTTGATACGGAAAAGATTGCCGAGCAGAATATAGAAAAACTGTTTTCGCGTAAACAACGCGACAAAATTCACGGAGCAGGAGACAACAGATGAGGAACTATGACAAAATATTAATGACCGGGGCGCAGGGCACGGGGAAGACAACCCTATTGAAAGCCTTGCAGAACGAACCGGAATTTGACAACTGGAAGTTTTACACGAATGTTGTCAGAACGATGGTTGAAGAAGAAGGGATAACCATTAATGAAGAAGGCACGTCCGAATCACAAAAGAAAATATTCGATAAATACACTCAAATAATGGAAGATGCCATGAAACAGCCTTCCATTAGCGACAGATGTATTATTGATGTGAATGCCTACACTTCATGGCTTTTTGATAATTGCAGCCCAAAAGACCCGGAATATAATAACCTGGCAGAAGAAGACTTTAAGGAGAAACGACAGATTGTAAAGCGAAAATATGAATTCCCTTTACTTGTCTATCTTCCTATCACATTCAGATTGCAAGGTGATGAGGTCCGTTCGGAAGATGAAGAATACCAGAAAGAAATAGACCGGAAAATAAAGCAGATTGTCGATAATTACGGAATACCCTACATTTCTGTTTCCGGTTCAACGGAAGAACGAGTACAGCAGATTAAAGATGCCGTATTCGGGAAAAAGGAGGACTGATGTATGGAAGTTTCTTTGTTGACTTTGAGAAATGTAGGTCGGAAACTTGGAATGCAGAATGTTTCCGGATTCAGAAAGGAAGACCTTTTGCAACAAGTTGTTGAAAGACTGGAAGCAAAAGGAAAGACACTTGAAGAATATGCAAAGGAGGTATCTGTAAACACCCAAAAAGGGTATGTAAAGAAAAAGTTCAATCTTTCACCTAAAGGAGAAAACCCGTACAAGAAAGGAAGCATATCTTATAAGGTATGGGAAGAACTCGCAAAGAATGACGGACGTTCATTCAGCCGGATTGCAAAAGAGCTGGGAACGCATTACAACGTTGTTTCCGTTTGCTGTAGGAACCATTTTGACAAATCATAAACTTGCCGTTTTTATTTAGATTTGATTTTTCACGGGGAGTGTAAGTAAATACGCTTCACTCCCCTTTACACCCTAAAAATATGAATGAACTGTATAAAGATTTAATCAAATATTTGGAGGATAACTTTCTGTCTTTCAATGCTTTGGATAATTATATTATAGAGATTGACGGGCAAACATTCGAGTTGTTTGAACCTTTCCAATGGGACAAAGAGGATAACGGAATTTTCTTTGACGATTCGTTCCAGTGGGTAGGAGACAGAACGGAATGCGACAACTATGTCTTCCGGTTCGGTGATGTATGGTATTATCTTAAAAAGGGAGACGAGAATAAAGTAAAACTTAACCGATTGCAGTATATCGGAAAGGCAAATTTGTTTGACGAAAGCTTGAGATTTGACACCTATATAGGTGTGCACGGCAATTTTGAATTGATGAACGGAATGCACTCTTATTCCGATTGGGTAGAAAAAGCGAAATTTTTAGGAATAAAAGCGCTTGGTATATGCGAAAAGAATACGCTTGCATCAGCGTTCAAGTTTCAGAATGCGTGTCTAAAAAGTGATATAAGACCTATATTCGGTATGGAAGTTACTGTATATAACGAGCAGAAGGACGTGCGATATACAGTAAAGCTGATAGTCAAGGACAAGGAGGGATGGAATAACCTACTGAAAATAAATAAGATTTTGAATGTCGACGAAAAAGGCTTTATCACGGAAAAGGAATTGCAAGAAATGAAAGACGGGTGTTTCTTGTTGTTTGACCCGAAAACATGTATGTTTGAAAATCTCCCCATATTGTCAAGAAAATGGAACGATACCTATTACCAGCTTGATACTGTGGAATACAAGAAGAATGACCGGGATAAAAAATATCTTGACAATCTGAAAAAATTCGTGGGTGTATATAAACCCGTGGCGGTATGTGACGCCTGGTATCTTGAAAGGCGGTATGCTCCTATAAGGGAAAAGCTTAACAGGCTGGCAAAGGTTGCGAATTATGAGAGTGACAACCAGTATATGAAGAATTACCAGGAATATTACGAAGAATTGTCAAAACTGATATTGAATGAAGACAAGTTTTTCGGACTGTTTGAAGAAGCTTTGGTAAATCTTAATTACATATCGGTAAACTGTAATTATTTGCTGGAAACACAGGTAAGACACGCACCTAAATATGTAATGACGGAAGAGGAGAAAAAGGAATATGCTTCCAATACAGAAATGTTTGAATCGCTTGTCTTTGACGGACTGGCAGAACATCCAGAAATACTGGACAGATACAGCGAAGAGGAACTGACAGAAAGACTTAACACGGAAATATCCATCATAGAGGAAGGCGACGTAGTGGACTATTTTTTGATGTTGAGGGATATTATTAGATGGGGAAGAGACAATAACATTTTGGTCGGATTGGGCCGCGGAAGCAGCGCTGGAAGCCTCGTTTCTTATCTCCTTGGTATTGTCAATGTAAACCCGTTGGAATACGAACTCCTATTCAGTCGATTTTTGACAAAGGGTCGTTTAATTCGGCATGAAGAGGAAGAGATAATAACGATAAATGGAGAAAAGGAAATATCCGGGAATACCTTTATAAAGATTGTCCGGAATGACGAGGAAATGATAATTAGAGCCAAAGAGTTAAAAGAAGGTGACGAACTGATAAACGAGTAATGGTATGATAGTAAAAAATATTGAAATAAAGCGTCGGGCAAAGACCGTATTAGGGTCAATGCCCGACATCTGACCCCTTCGGGGGAAACGAGTTGACACAGATTTTCCCGGCAGAAGACGGGATGAAATAAAAGCCTACATGGAAGAACGGTTTGGAAAGGAGCAGGTTTGTTCGCTTGGTACCTACACCACCTTCCAGCTAAAAGAAGCAATATCCGATATGGCGCGTGCAGATGGCATACCAGTACAGTTATACAGATGGTTTACCGCTTGTATTGGAGATGATAAAGAAAAGACGATAGAAGAGTTTTTCAAGACTGTATGTGGGAAAGAGGACCTAAAGAAGTTTGTCAAGGAACATACAGAAACGTTTAATGATATGATGGTAATTCTTGGTTCGCCTAAAAGCCAGTCAGTGCATGCGTGCGGAACCGTAGTATTGCCGGACGGGAAAACATCCTATGAGTGGATGCCCGTACATACACAAAAAGGGCTTGTGGTTACAGACTGGGAAGGTTCAGAAGTGGAAGAGGCAGGCTTCTTAAAGGAAGACGTTTTGGGGATTATCCAGTTGGATAAGTTCGAGGAAATGTTACGCTTGATAAAGGAAAACCACGGAATAGACGTTGATATATACAGTCTTCCTTTGGATGATAAGCAAGTGTTTGAGTATGCAGGCAAAGGATGGCTGGGCGATGTTTTCCAGCTTGGTTCAGCCGGATTATCGGGATATTGTGTAAAAATGAAGCCGGAAAACATAAACGAACTGTCTGCATGTGTAGCCCTCTATAGACCCGGACCTATGGAAAACAATTTTCACAATGAATATATTTTGCGGAAGAACGGGGAAAAGGACTGGACGGAAGAAATGCCTATAGGTGGGGAAGAAGTGGTGGAGAACACTTATGGACTGATGTTGTTCCAGGAACAAATTATGTTATTTTGTCAAAAATTAGCAGATTTTAACTTAGAGAAGTGCGATTCAGTTCGGAAAGTTTTAGGTAAAAAACTATTACAGAAAGCAAAGGAGTACGGGGATGATTTCGTGAACGGGTATGTAAAGAAGTACGGTTCTAAAGGAGTTACAAAAGAATATGCGGAAAATCTTTGGAAACAGATGGAGGAGTTTGCGAAATATTCGTTTAATAAGTGCTTGCATGGAGACGAGAAGATTTACCCTAATGAATTAACAATCAAAGAACTGTATGAAAAAGGAGTTGAGGACATTCCAGCAGTAACGATGGGAAAGTACGGTGAATTTATTCCTACCAAAGTAAGGGGAATAAGATATGCAGGGAAACGCTTCATCTATAAGATACAAACGAGCGATGGGGCAACAGTGAGATGTTCCGGAAACCATAAATTCCCTACACCGGAAGGATATAAATACGCTTTCCTTTTAAGAAAGGGAGATGTGCTGTATACCTATAAACACGGAATGAGGGTAAATGTGGAAGTCGTTTTTGCTTATGTGATGGATGCGGAACCGACCTATGATGTTGAGATAGACCACCCGGAACATAACTTTGTCACTGGGGAAGGCGTCGTAACATGTAACAGTCACTCCGTATGTTATGGTATGACCGCTTATATATGCCTATGGCTTAAAGTACATTATCCTATTGAGTATTGGAGTGCTACATTCTCGTTTGCGAAGGACGAAAAGATACCCTATTATGTAAACGAAATACAGCAGTCCGGTGAGATAAAGATACATCCGGTAGACATCAACAAGTCAGATGTAAATATTGTGTCCGATTACCGGACAAGCAGCATGTACTGGGCATTCAATGCAGTAAAGCAATGCGGAGAAAGGGCGCAGGAATATATATCGGAAGAGAAAAAGAAGAATGGTCCGTTTTTCTCCTTGGAGGAATTTATAGACCGATGTGTGATTAAAGGTAGTCCGGTAAATAAATCTGTCATTGAGAACTTGATATTTGCAGGCGCATTTGACGAATTAGAGAATATCCAGGAACCGAAAGACCGTTTGGACCTTATTGAGATGTATCGAGAAAATAAACGGGTCAAAGTATTGGAGGATAAGGATTTACTTACCAATATTATGAAAGTTCGTAAAGAACGCAATAACTGGTGGTGGTTGTTACAACAAAAAAGAACGTCCGGTTTTGCATTTTTTGATTATTATGATTTGGTGAATGAATATCATATGCCTAAATTAGACGACGAAACGGAGTTCCAGGACGTGTCTCAAATAAAATTTTGGGACATAAATTCCAAGAAAACCCGTCGTGCCGTGATAGGCGGTTATGTAATTGAGATAATAGAGAGAAAAAGCAAGAAGGGTATATTTGCCACTATAGTATTGGAAAGTAATTATGAGTTTATAAATGTAACTATTTTTCCAGAGTTGTTTGAAGAATACGGAGAGTTTTTAAGGGGTAGTAAAAAGAACATTTTGTTGGTTAATGGCGTGATTGTGTGGGATAAGTTCAGAGGAGAATATATTTTGCAGGCGAATGTTAATTCATTGTTTACAGTATTGACGTAAAATATTTTTGATATGAAAATTATGGTAGAAATCGGTACCAAGACCGTTGTTTTGGTATCACCGGACAAGGACGAGGAGATAGAACTCGATGATGTTACGACAATCAATTACTCGAATCTTTATGGAGAGGCGGTAACGGTATCTGGATTGCTTAACAAGGTCGGTTTGATGAAAGTTGAATACGAAAAGAAAGCGAAGGAAGAGAAACTGTTTTGCGATGTGTTTGCAGCTAATTTAAGGAAGAAATTAAGACGAGAAGCGGCTACGAATGGAGGAAGAATAACGATTGATGGAGAATCTTTTAAGCTGACTGAAAAAGGGTTGGAGGATGCTATATTACTCAATGAACAGTATCAGAAAAATTTGATGAATCTTATTGAGATAGAATCGAAGAGAGACAAGTTAGACACCCTATTTTGGGCAGTACAAAGCAAGGACAAGAAACTTAACAATTTGTTACCAAAGATTGTACCGCAAGACTTTGAAAAAGAGCTTATTGAAGGAAAGATAAATACTTTTAAGATAGTAAAAACTGATTATTAATTTTTAAAAAATTTGTGTTATGGCTTTTGATAGAAGTAAGTACAAAAAAGCGAGTGTAGAATCAATTGATGAAACAGTAGGAAAAGCAGCCGCAACAATGGGCGGTGGTTTTGGACAAGGCGGCAGAGCCTCATTTTTTAATCTGAGCGAAGACGGAAGATATGTATTGCGCGTATTGCCGTCGTTGACAGGGAAACCCTATATGCCGAGAAAGACGGTTAAACTTCCTATCGAATGTGCGGTATATGATAAGGACGGGAAAGACACCGGAAAGAAGGAAATTAGACAAAAAGACGTCTTTACTTCTGATATCCACAGCAACCGGATGAACGGTGAGGATGCAGTATTGACCTATATCAGTCATGTGTATAACCTGGCAAACGATATCCAGGACAAGGACGAGCGCGCAAAATTCCTTTATCCCATCAGCGGTTACCGCAACAAGCAGAAACAGTGGGTATGGGGCATGAAGGCCATGCTTAACTATGTGGCTTATGTATGGGCAGAAAATGACGTGTACCGTCTTGATTTGCGCCCGGATTGGTGGAAGAAAATGAAGAACATTTCTATGGAACGTGCCGGAGGTTCGGATGATGGAATAATTAATCTTGACATTTTTTCTGACCCGGACGAAGGTTACCCGTTGATTGTTAACGTTACCACGGACGAAAACAAAAAGAAAAATTTCGACATTACTTGCGGAATGCCGGATGCTAATAAGCGCCAGACTTGGGACGATTTCTTTGCGAAAAACCGTGTATCAGACGAAGTGTTCGGTATTATGGAAGAACTCCCTACCCTGGATGATATGTATGTGGACGTATTTTCACGCAAAGACTGGGATATGCAGTTGGAAGGATTGGAAAGAATCGACGAGGAACAATCATACGGTATTTTCCAGGACGACGTATTCTTGAACAAACTCGAAGAACTTGACAAATTGGTTCCGGAAGAGGACGAAATCAAGGAAAAGAAAGCTCCTAAGAAAGCCCCCGAGACAAAGAAGGTGAAAACGGAGGAACCGAAAGAAGAGCCAACAAAGACGGAAAAGAAAGCAGGTGGTTATCCTACATTGACGAACCTCAAAAAAGAACTCCGTGCCTACATTGCCGATAACTACGAAGACAAGGAATTACCGGAAGAGTTGACCGTAGCCGAACTCCGTAAATGGTACGACATTGCACAGGAAGGTGGCGAACTGCCTTTTGAGGATTACGAAGAGCCGGAAGATGAAGAACAAGGAGCGGCAGACCCAGAACCGGAAGATACGGCAGTTGAAGAAAGGGAAGCATCAGCAAGCGTTCCTAATTCCATTGTATCACGGTTGAGAAACTTGAAAGCGAGAACTTCAAAATAAATCATACAAGGAAGGGTAATTTCTACCCTTCCATTATTCCTATTATTATGAAAAATCTTTACAGAATAATTCTCATTTCGGGGATGATAATATTACTCGTATTGTTATTTCTATCTATCAAGAAGGCAAGGGAAAACGAAAGGTTGCTATATGAAGTAGAATTTTATACTGATTCCTTAAACAGATACACGAAGATTTACAACTCTGAAAGTTTTTCCAGATTGAAAAAAGAAAACAAAGAGTTGTACAGCCGATTGAAGGAAAAAGAAGCACTTGTAGAGGCAGTGGAATTTGAATGGAAATACAAGTATGAAGGACTGGAAAGAGAGGTTTCCGAATTGAGGAAAACGGACACCCTCTACACATTCAAGGAAGAAACCGATACGGTGGGATATGACTTGCAAGTATGGGCTACACACCTGGCAAAGTATAAGATTAACTTCAATTTAACCAACAAGTTTTTATTGACAAACCAACGTATAGGAGACAATAACCGTATGGAGATAACTTCCCAATTGCCCGGAAAGATAGGCGATGTCACAATGTGGACGAAACCGGAGAAAAAGAAAAGATTCGGTTTAGGGTTGTCCGTAGGTGCCGGATATGGAGTATTCAATAAGGATTTTGATGTGTTTGTGGGATTAAGTGGAACATATTTAATTTGGTAAGATTATGTTTGTACAGATAAACAATAAGAGGATAAAGATTACCTCTATCAGCAGATACAATGACGAGGGTTATTCACAGTCAACCAAGAAGTTCAGAATCGCTTTGAAGATTTCCAATGTCTGGGAGAGCTTCTATTTTGACAAGGAAGTAGAGAAAGATAATGTTTTGAAAAATCTTGACAATACATTAAAGGTGACAGCGCTATGACCGGGAAAATGATAATAAGTACAGACTGGCACTTGAAGCCGTCCAATATCGAAGAAATAACGGAATTGCAAAGGCAGGAATTGAACGTAGCGGAAGACAACGGTATAACCGACCATGTGTGGCTTGGTGACATATTCGATTCCCGTATATCACAGAGGCAGGACGTCTTAAATGCTTTTTCCTCTATTCTTGATATGTACGCGAGGATGGGACACACAGTATATTGCATTCCTGGAAACCACGATAAGAGTGACTATAGTTCGGACAGGTCGTTTCTGGATGCGTTCAAGTATCATAAAGGGTTCAGATTGATAACTGATTTGGACGCTTTCGAGATAGGCGGTGTAATATGCTATTTTATGCCGTTTTTTGACAATGCGATATGGTTAAAAGGGATGGGTGATGTGCTGAAAGAAAAGAATCATAAGACACATGTACTTTTTACGCATATCGCGTTCCAGGGAAGCAGGAACAATGACGGTAGCGAGGTGGAAAGCGATATAAAACCTTCTTTGTTTAAAAATTTTGGCATGGTCTTTTCTGGACATTATCACGATTTCCAGGAAATAGGAAAGAATATCGTGCACTTGGGAAGCATCACCCAGAACAATTTCGGGGAAGATGATAAAAAGGGGTTTTGGTTATTGGATGATGATTTGACATACGCGTTTATTCCGTCAAAAGGAAAACGGTACAGAAAAGTCACCGTGAATCTGGAAAACACGACTTTCAAGCAAGCGGATAAGATTGTAAAAGATTTTCAGAAGAAAAACAAGGAAGATTTTATTCGTGTTGAATTCGTGGGCACAAAAGATGCAATTTCCTCTATCGACAAGGAAGAATATAGAAAACTTGGTGTGGACGTGAAAGTTAAGTCCGTAGAACTGGAAACGGAAGAGGTGGAGACAGCAGAAGAAATCAAAGCTTTGTCAGGTTCCGATATTGCAGACAAATTCAAGGAATTTTGTAAACAAAATGATTACTCCTATAATGAAGGAATGGAAATTTTAAAGGAGGTATTATAATGGGATTGGAAGAATTATTTGGAAGAATAGAGAAACGTTTCGGAAAGGAAGCGGTAGTAGGCAACGATATAAAGGTAGACACCGTGTCTTCCGGCAGCATGGCATTTGACGAGATATTAGGAGGCGGCTTTGCATTGGGAAGAATACATGAAATTTATGGCGGAAATTCGTGTGGTAAAACGAGTTGTGCATTGCATCTTTGTGCGTCTATACAAAAAACGCTTGGAAAAGCGGTGGGTTATGTAGATACGGAACAAGCGCTTGACCTGGAATATGCAAAAGCGCTTGGAGTTGATTTAAGCCGCGACAAGTGGATAATGTCTCAGCCGGACAGTGCGGAACAGGCACTTGAAATCGTGCGTGAGATGCTGGAGGTGCCGGAAATCGGATTGGTAGTGCTTGATTCGGTTGCCGGATTGGTGCCGGAAGCTGTTTTGCAGGGTGAGGCAGGAGATGCAAAGATAGCGCTTGTAGCGCGCCTTATGTCACAGCAGTTAAGCATCTTAAAAAACGTATGTAAGAAAAACGGAAACATCCTCCTATGTATCAATCAGACGAGACAGAAAATCGGGGGTATGGGATTCGGCCCTACAACAACCACACCAGGAGGCGAAGCGCTTAAATTCTACGCTACCCAAAGAGCGGAATTTGCTCGTATAGGCACGGAAAAGACCGATGGAGTGGCAACCGCTAACAAGACACAAATAAAGGTTGTAAAGAATAAGATTGCACCCCCTTTCCGTGTATGCCAGGTAATGTTAGAGTACGGTGTAGGATTCGACACGGTACAAGAGCTTATAGATATGTCTATAAGGGAGGGTATTTGCTCTAAAAAGGGTGCTTGGTTTTACTATGGCGAGACCCGGTTAGGACAGGGAATGGATAACGCTAAAAAAGCGTTGTCGGATAAGGATTTGTTTAATGAAATTAAAAATAAATTGACAGAGACGTTATGTACCCCGAAAGATTGATATTAAGAAATTTTTTGTCATTTGAAGAACTTGATTACACCTTTACAAAAGAAACTTTGGGTGTGACTGGGGAGAACCGGACAGAGGAAGACCAGCTTTCTAATGGTAGCGGAAAAAGTACGTATGCACAAGGTTTGTTCTACGCGATATATGGAGTTAATCTAAGAGGAAAGGAAGACAAGAAACTGATACGTAAAGGAACGAAAGAAGCCTATACTAAGGTTGAAATATTTTGTCAAAAACGGAAAGAAACACTGATAATTGAGCGTACAATTCCGTTGAAAAGTTCTTCCAAAGTATCGCTGACCCTAAAGAAAGATGATACGGAGACACCTATAACAGTAGCTACTGTACTGGATGCGAACAAATACGTGATTAACTGGATTGAGATTACACCGGAAGATGCCAAGTCCTATTATATTGTAACCAAGGGTAATTATTCGTCTTTCTTTCGTTCTTCCAATACGGAAAAGCTTGCTTTGATAAGCCGTTTTATCAATTTCTCCAATATTGACAAGACAAAAGGTGTGATTTCCGAAAAAGTCGGAATATTGGAACAAGAATTGCACAAAGAAGAATGCTTGAAAAATGTTGCGGAAGGCAAGAAACAAGCCTATGAGGAACAGATACAGCAAGTGTTAAGCGAAGACCCAGAAGAAAAGAAAAAGGGTATTATAGGTGAGATTCAGTCAGAAATATATTCTTTACAAATTCTTAATGAAGACCTTGTAAAGACGCGTATTCCCAAAGCGGAAAAGAATATCGAAGGTGTAGACAAGGATATTGAAGGACTTGTAAAACTGAAAGAAGAAGTAAACAAGGAGCTTGAAAACTTCGATATGGATGTTTACAAGGACACTTATAAGGAGATAGACACGGAAATAGCCGGATTGAAGAAAGACAAGTCGAACAAGGAAGAAAGGCGTAAAGATTACGCATTGAAATTAGCTGATTATGAGAAGAAATTACAGAAGGTCGAAGTATTGCTTTCTGGCGTCATTGTGTGCCCTAACTGCAATCATAAGTTTTTTATGGATGCTGACAAGGATTTTGAAGAACTGGAGGCTGACAAAGAGGCTTATAAAACAGCCATTGATAAGAATACAGTAAAGAAAAACGAATATGAGACCTCTATAAACGAACTGGAAGACCTTATCTCCCAATACCAGGATGTAAGAAAAGAAACGGAAGAGGAAGAACGTAAACTGCGTGTCCGTCGTGGAAAGGTGGTTGATAAGATGATGGAGGTGGAAGACCGTATAAGGGAGCTTGAACGCGAGAAAAAGGGATATGAAAACTCCATTGTAAAGATGCGTTCAGAAGTTGAGACAAACCGTTCTCTCATTGATTCCAAGACTGGGTATATAGAGGAATTGAAAAAGCAGAAAGCGGAAAGACCCTCTATCAAAGACCAGGAAAAGGCGGTAGAAAAACTTTCCAAGGACATAGAGGAAGGCAACAAAAAAATTCTTGACAAGAAAAACGAGATTTTCAAAGTACAGCAATGGGATAGCCGTTTTAAAGACTTTAAGATGTATCTGGCAATGGAGCAGATAAAGAATATCCAAAGCGCGGCCAATGATGTACTAAAGAAAATGAAAAGCGATTTGCGTCTGATGATTGAAGGTTTCAAACGGAACGCGAACGGAACATTGAAAGAGGAGATAACACCCTATGTTTTCCGTGATGAAATGGAAAGCTTTTTCTTTTATTCGGGCGGTGAACAGGCACGTGTGGAAGTGGCTCTTATCATTGCTATACAAAGTATGATTAACGCGACAAAACAGTACGGAGGTATGGATTTTTTACTGTTGGACGAAGTGTTGGAAAGCAGCGATTCTTTGGGTATAGAAAATATAATAGCTTCTACGGAGTTTTTGAAACAATCTATATTGATTGTTACGCATGTGCCAAAGCTTAATGACGAGATAAAGCAACTTAAAGTAATAAAAGAAAACGGAATATCAAGACTGGAGGTGTAACATGAAAGTATTTATGGGATTTGACCCCGGAACAAAGGGGTTTGTATCAATGATTGCGGAAGATGGAACCTTTGTCAAAGCAGAACCCATCTTTAAGGACATTAATGTGGTGGACATGATAGAAACAGCAAACAGACTTCTTGCTTTTGTCGAAGGGTATGAAGTCCGGCACGCTGTAATAGA